AGGATTAGATTATGAGTAAAATAGCTTTTGAAACTTTTATATTCACACTATCATGCTTTATCATCGGTAGTGTACTTACTACTATACTGGAGGTATACGTATGAGTGTTAAGCCAAGAGGTGCAGGTTGGGAAGTTTACGTAACCCACAAGGGTAAAAAGTTCAGACAAACTCTCTCCACTAAAGAAGATGCTACACTACTGGAGGCTAAATGGAGACATGCTCTAGCTGTAGGGCAAGACCCACTAAAGATGGAGGTTAACCAAGAAACAGGGGCAGCGTCAGGTTGTACGCTAGACCATGCTATGACTAAGACTTATGACAAGTATTGGTCTGGCAGCAAGAATGAACAGGCTGTAATTAATCTAATGAAAGCTATTCGTACTTACTGGGGTAAAAACATAGCTATTAACCGTGTTACTACTACAGCTATTGAGTCGTGGGTTGCTGAGATGAGAACAGATAAAGCTAACGCTACTATCAACAGGCACTTAGCTATTATATCCAAGACTTTAAAGTGGGCTTACAGGAATGATCTACTAACTAAGCTGCCACATGTTGAACGATTGTCTGAAGTAGGTACTGAGCGAATAGATTACTTCTCTAAAGCAGAAGAAGAAGCTATTTTGTCTAAGTTCAAAGAGCTAGGCGCAGACTACCTGCATGACTATGCCATAGTCGCCGTAGATACGGGTATGAGGGCTTCTGAGGTGTTAAAGTATGATCCAGAGCTTAAACCAGTAAAAGCTCTTAGGAAGGACGGGAGCAGGGTACATGCCGTACAGGTTAACGTACGTAAGAATGGTAAGCCGCTTGTAGTCCCTTTGACTAAGAGAGCGGAAGACATACTACGAAAGCGTAGTTTCGACGTTACCGTACACGATTATAAGTACCGCAAGACATGGGATAAGGTACGTAAGGATTTAAACCTTATGCCTAAATGCTGGCACACTTGGAGGCACACATGTGCTGCTAGGTTAGTTCAGCAGGGTATGGCCGTAGCACGTATACAGAAATGGATGGGGCACTCGACTATTGCAACTACCATGAAATATGTTAAATTAGGCGCAGACGATCTAGTTCAAGGCGTCGATTTATTGGAGGAATAGTGGTGTCCTGTTGTGTCCTAAAGTGTCCTACACGAGAGCATTTTCAGCACTCTGTTTTCCAAAAAATCGCAGAAAACTGGGAATGGCCTCGTGGTGGAATGGTAGACACAAAGGACTTAAAAGCCGTTCTAACCTTACTTCATATCCGTAGTAACTTTTAAATTAAATGAGGAAAACTAACATAAAACAATTAGTCCTTTGCTCCGCTAACGTAGTAAGTTATGAGTAAAGCCACCACAACATTAATATGTGTCCCAAAACGAGGTGACGGTATGGCAACACTGCAAGAACAGATTGACTTAGAGTATCAGATGGTGCGGTCAGGCATCGACAGGTACAACAGGCAACTGTCGGACTTATTGGAAAAAGATTTAGGTTCTAAAACTAAACACGGGCGTACTATCATAAAAGGAATTATTGACCCAGTACAAGAGCAGATAGAGTTGCTCTGTGTGAAAGATAGGGATCAAAACAAAAGTATATCAAAGAACATCTTAAAGGATATGGATGCAGGTACAGTAGCATACTTAGCTCTTATATGTTTGATTGATAACTTAGTTAAACGTAACACACTACATGCTGTAGCCAGAGCTATTGGCATACAGATAGAAACACAAAAGAGATTAGACCTGTGGCTGACGGTGGACAAGGAGATAGCCACCAACATGATTAAAGAAGCTAACAAGAAATCTGACAAAGGGTTTAACCACAAGCGGTACGGTCTAGACCACAAGATTAATTCAGATGGTTTGGATATACCTACATGGTCAGCAAACGAACGGATCAACGTGGGGATCAAGCTTATTGATATCATCATCAAGAGCACAGGCATTGTTAAACTAGAGAAGAGGATACTTAAACGCAAGACGGTTTACCATGTGGTAGCCACACAGGAAACAGAGGATTGGGTATCGGCTTTTAACGAGACAAACAGCATAGCGTTACCAAGGTACAGTCCTTGTATTATACAACCAAAGGATTGGGAAAGTTTCTGGGGTGGTGGTTACTACTCTAAGCATATTAACAAGTTACCATTTGTGAGGGTTCACGCATGAGAAAGACAGCACAAGATTATGTTAACGAGTTACAGAAGTGTGACCTATCGCTTGAGTACCAATGTGTTAACGCCTTACAACAAACACCTTGGCGTATTAACCACTTTGTCGTAGAGACTTTAAGGACTTGTTGGGATAGCGGGCAGGAGTGGAAAGGTTTACCACCAAGAGAAAACCTACCGCTGCCTAAGTATCCCTTTAGCAAGGAGCCGCAATACTTAAACGATGAAGAGAAACTAACGTTTAAAGTGTTCAAGGCAGATCGAGGTAAGATACATGGCTTTAATAACAAGAGCATGTCGAGACGTATCCAAGTAGAACGTACGATACAGCTAGCTGAAGATTACAAAGACTTAGACAGCATGTGGTATGTATGGCAGCTAGATTTCCGTGGACGTAAATATCCAGTAGAATCTTTTTTGTCTCCACAGAATGCTGATTACAGTAAAGCACTCTTAGAGTTTTCTTCTTCTGCTACTATCACGAACGACGAAGATGCTAGGTGGCTTGCTATACACGGTGCTAATGTATTTGGAGTAGACAAAGTAAGTTTAGAAGACCGTGAACTTTGGGCGTACATGAACATACAGAATGCCAGTGACGTTTACAACGATCCTCTAGCTTCCCGCTGGTGGCAAGAAGCAGACAAGCCTTGGCAAGCACTTGCATGGTGTTATGAGTGGGCGTTATACAACGATGCTAAACAGAATGGTGAATCTTTTGAGACAAGGTTACCCTGTGCTAGTGACGGATCGTGTAACGGCTTACAACACCTCTCAGCCATGCTTAGAGACAAGGAAGGTGGTAAGGCAGTTAATCTTATGCCTAGCGACACACCGCAAGACATCTACAAGGATGTAGCAGAGAGAGCTACAGAGTTATTGAGGGAAGAAGGAACAGTGTTAGCTACAGAGTTGCTAAACATTGGTGTATGCCGTAAACTATGTAAGCGACCAGTAATGATCGTGCCGTACAGTGGAACACAACATAGTTGCAGGGACTACATCAAGGAAGCACTTGAAGAGAAATGCAAAGGGAACAACCCTTGGGGTGATGACTTCTTTGCCCCTAGTAATTACCTAGCCAAGTTTGTCTGGCAGGCAATTAACGAAGTTATTATCTCAGCACACACCGTAATGGATTACATTAAAAACATTGCTAGACTTTACAGCCAACTGGGAAAGCCCTTTGAGTGGATAACACCGACAGGTTTATTAGTAAGGCAATCATACAGTAACACAAAGAAGTTAAGAGTTAGGACGCACTTGAGCGGTTCCTCCGTAAAGTTAAACTACAGAGAGCCGATAGAGAACTCCATTGATTCACGTAAGAGTGTTTCAGGAAGCTCCCCCAACTTTACACACTCACTAGATGCCGCTGCTCTTACGCTGACGGTTGACAAGTGTTTGAAGGCGGGGATAACGGACTTTGCTATGGTACACGACAGCTATGGCACACACAGTCCCAACATGGTTTTACTTAACGACAAGTTAAGAGAAGCCTTTGTCGAGATGTATAGAGATAATGATGTATTACAAAATCTCTACGATTACGCAGTAACTACACTACCGGATGGAACGGATGTGCCGCTTCCACCACAAAAGGGTGACCTAGTTATTGAGGAGGTACTAAAGAGTAATTACTTTTTTGCGTAATTCTCTATTGGCCCCCTATAGCAACCCCATTAATAATTTAACTTAAACAGGAACAAAAGTATGGCTAAGAATATTATCGTTTTAGAAGGCAACGCAATTTGGGCTAAAGTGTTTGAACCAGACACTAAGTTTAATCCTTTAGGTGACTACAGTATTAACCTTCAAATGACGGAAGAAAAAGCAGCGCCAATGTGTGAGCGACTAGAAGGCATAGTCCAAGAGATGTTTAATAAAGCAATCAAAGAGAAGCCCCCTTTGAAAAACTCTCTGACCACTCAAGACGTTTGTAGTAAAGTGTATGACCGAGAAACAGGTGACGCAACAGGTGATGTTGAGTTTAAATTCAAACTGAAAGCTAAAGTACAGAAGCGAGATGGTTCGTGGTACGAGCAGCAGCCAGTAGTTCTAGACTCTAAAAAACAACCTATCACAGGGGAAACACTGATTGGTAACGGCTCACGGGTGAAGGTGGCCTTTGAACCAATCCCTTATGTAATGCAGAGCACTAAGAAAGCTGGTGTCTCGTTACGTTTAAAAGCTGTGCAGGTTATCGACCTTGTTGAATATGGTAACAGCGCATCAAGTGTCTTCGATGAAGAAGATGGCTTCGTAGCTACCTCCGCTAACGATGCTACTCCTCAAATGGAGGAGCTTGCTGATGTCGCTGACTTCTAGATCTGGACTTGAAGAACGTGTTCAAGCTGATTTAGATTATCGTGGGGTGGCTTATGAGTATGAACCTTGTAAGCTGCCCTATACGGTGTTCCATAATTATATCCCTGACTTAAAGATAAGGGACATATATGTCGAAATAAAAGGATATTTTCGACAAGACGCACAGCGAAAGATGCGAAGAGTTAAAGAGCAACACCCTGAACTAGATATTAGGTTTTTATTTCAGAGAAACAACAGCCCTGTACAAGGCGCTAAGAAAAGAAAGAACGGTACGAAGATGACTTGTGCAGAATGGGCAGAGAAACATAATTTTGTTTACGCAGAAGGAATGATACCAGATGAGTGGATTAACGGAGAGTGAATTTATAATGCACACTCCATGCAATAAGTGTGGATCATCAGATGCAAATAGCTTGTACTCTGATGGACACACTTACTGCTTTAACTGCAACACCTACGGACAATCCCAAGAGGAGGTCAGAATGACGGATAATGTACAGAAAGTTGTACACTTTAAGACAGGTGCTTACCAACACCTAGTAAAACGTAACCTTAATGAAAAGACATTACGTTTCTGGGACTACCAAGTGGCT